GTATTGACTCGGTGAATGCACTCTCAAGGAATGGTTTTGGCTTTGTCCCAACTGCGTGAATCTTTTTTGCAATGGCTTTGGCATATGATTCATAGGTAAAATCTTGAGGTGGCTTGATTCCTTTGAAGGCAATCCACTCTTGAATTGACTGATATAAATACGGAGTTCCTTCAACGTGACCATTTCTTGTTGGCTTTCTTCCGTATTCAACAAATTCCCAGTAATCTTCAGCGAGAAGAATGGTGTTGATGGATGTGGGTGTTTTTGTTATTTGACCAGGGACAAAAGATTGTCTCAACACGGATGATGCGTTGATGTTTTTGTTGTCAAGGTTTGCCCAAATAGGCGGAATCACTTTCTTGTTCCACCAATCAACGATGATTTGTTGAAGGAGTGATCCTTCGGATGCATCACCCAAGTAAGTATCCAACGCATCGGGTAATTTGTTGAGGTCTATTGTAGCCATCCCACAAGCGTTAAAACAACTAAACCTATACTTATACTCTTAAATAACTTTAAAGTCCTTGTAATGGCTTTATTTTGCTTCACAAGTGAATCATTCTCACTATTCAAGTAAGCGATGTTTACCTTTTGTTTGGTGATGACTGAATCTTGTTCAGCGATAATGATAGAATCCGAGTGGACAATCTTCATCAATTGCCCTACTTTTTGCCGTGCGATTGCTCCCTTGACAAGGTAACTATTGGCAGTTCGTAGAGTCGCAGAATCTATGGAGACGGATTGCCCCTTCAAGTCCGTGAGAAGTAGCGTCAAAAGTATCAAGGAAAATCGTATCATAGTGGTTCAGCTCTTGGATTAATGTGATTCGTTTGATCTTCTCTTTTTCAATGATTCTCTCGTGTAGTTCCACGTTTAAAGGTTTGACGTAACGGACTGGTTCTTCATAGTGAAAGAACGCCCATAGCCAACTAAACAGGAACAACGCAAGTATTGTGAAGATAAGGAGTGAGGACTTGGAAGTTGATTGCATACCCAGCAAGGATGTCGGTTTTTGAATCGTAAAAAGGGGAAGCGTTGCCGTTAATCACAATCTCAAAATCTTCATCATCTTGAGTGTTGTCCTCAATCAATGCGAAGATGTCGGTCATTATTTGGGCAGTATCGGAAAGGACTTCGATGGTGTTGCTCTCGGATTCAAATACTCTGTCCATCACCAACAATGCAAAGTTGTAGGTCAACAAGTTGCCGTTTGACTGCAAATTGAACCCATCAGGATACAACCAAACCAACGGATAATACTCCACATTCTCAACGGTCAAATTTGACTGCTGACCAACAGAGAATTTGTGAACCATCTTATGGCTTTCCGCTGCGGTTTGTATCTTTTTGATGATTTGGTTTAGTGTCATTTTTGAGAAATTTGAGAAGTTTGGCTTCGTTGTTTTTTTGCCACTTATTTGTCCTCGTCGGGGAAGTCATAATTCCAAAAACAATCTTGTGATGTGGGAAGATAAATACCACCAACGAACGCTGTGTTCTTTGGGCGGATGGTGTCAAAGGTAGAGCCTGGATTCAAGAACAAAGGATAATCATTGGTGTATGTCCGCAAATAATCTCTCAATCTGTTGGCATAGTATTCCGCTTTGTCACGATATCTGCCTTCAATCATTGTCATTTCCTCCACGGATACTGCACGAGCGTTGTCACTCTCCCTTGATGCAACGCTCTTATTCATCAGTTTAAAGGTCATAGGAAGCATCGCTTCGGTCAACGTGTAGTATTTCAAGCAAGGTGCAATGTATGAGTCCAAAAGCGTTGTATTCAATTGAGTCAATGTTCCAGCGAACGCCTGAACTTGTAGTTCGTTGTAAATGCCTGAGCCAATCACGTCTCGCACATAGATCTCTTGAGCTTCTTTGATGGCTGATTTCAAAAGTTTATCGTCAACATTCTCATTCAAAGGGGTGTTGTCTTTGAGATAAGTGGTTGAAATGAAGTATACGAAGTTGGTCATCTTTTAATCCTCCTCAATAATTGTTGTTGCCAGATATGTCTGCATTGTGGGGTGGTGATTCCTGTGTCGGGGTTGGTGTACCATTCCCCTCTCCTCTTCCACACATCGTATCCAAGTTGCGTTGACATAGCGTTGATGTCTTCTCTTGAATAAACACGATTACTTTCCACGATTTGTCTGCAAAAATCACGAGTTGTTGGTATAACCAAACTGCCTTTGATTCCAGCTGCCAATGCATAACTATATCGCACCACGATTTCAGTTTGTAAACGCTTCACTTCTTCAACTCCTTTGGGTGTTGTTTCCAATCCGTCTTCGTATGACTTAACCAAATCCGCTTTGGCTAATTTAGCAATTGCATCTGCAACAACCTTTGCATCCAGTTTGGTGATGTTTACGATGTCACCCACTTGAAGACCTTTGTTCTCTTTCAAGACATTCAAGATGGCAGTTTCAACCGCATCCACAAATTCAAAAGTATAGGATTCAAAGTTCTCCGCTGGTTCTCCGTGCGATTGAAACACCTTGATGTCACGTTCGTCATCCCATCCGAAGGGGTTTTGTTTTGACAACGCCACAGGTGAAGAACCAAGAGAATCCCCACCGGGTATTGGAGCAAGTCCAGCCAATTGACGTTTTTCGTTTACCGTCATATTTGAAAGGACGTTGTTCGCAACCAAAGGACTCAAGGCATTGATTGCATCGTTGAGAGATGATGTCACTTGTACGTTTGATATTGATGGCAATCCAAGTTCTTTTCTCGCTTCTTCGTTGGTGATGATTCCAGCGGTGAACAAAGCCTGATAGTCCAATCCGATTGGTGGTTTGTTGATGGTTTCCAACTTCACCGATGCGATTGGTTCAAGCAAATAGGCGAAGGTATCATCAATCTTTTGTTGACGTGGTTCAATGTAGGCGTGATGGAACATCTCATAGGCTTCAATCAACTCCGAACGACCGCCCAATTGCCCCTCTACACGCACTCCAAACAACATTGGAGAGTTGACCTTGTGTGCAACAAATATCTCTTGTTGAACGGTCTTATTTAAAAGGTCAAATTGCTTGTCAAAATCCGATGGTTGAAGGTTACTGATGACAGATTCCTTTTCGGTTGGATCGTTGTATTGAATGATAAGTCCACCGGCATTGTCCGTGCCTTGATAGTTTTCTTTAAATCTACGAGCAGTTGCACGAGCTTCTTCAGGTGTGGGTATTCCTTTGAATAACTGGATGTGAGTTTGAGCGGTGAATCCGTTCTTGATGCTATTCAAGTAGTAATTGGAAATCTCGGTGTCAACTTCAATGTATTTCAATGCTCCAACGTAATCAGGCAAGGGGTATTCTCCTTGACCGGGACGATAGAACTGGCAATAGTACAATTGCTTTGATTCTCTCGTGATTGGGTTGTAAGGTTGGTAGTGAATCTTCTCCGCTTTGGAGTCAGTCCAATCAACACAATAAACAAAATCACCCTCAAGACCCTTGCGGACATCCTTGAATGGGATGTGATAGTATTCGCTTGGTGCGGTCTTCGCCTTGTTCCAAATTACTTCAACGCAAAAGCCATTGAACAACTCTGCATCATAGGCTATTTTGCCCTTGAGTTCTTCGTAGGTTTCGTAGGCGTTGATGCTTTTGAGTTTGGCTTGGATTTTGGCGATGTCGGTGGTGTTTTGTCCATATACCTCAGTGCCAATTCCAGCCACATATGAAGCTTTTGCAGAAACGATTGCATTGTGTTTTGGGGATTTGTTAAATAGTTCAATTAAAAAATCGGGATAGAGATTATCTGCTCCGAAGGTCACGAATCCTTTCGCCTTGTTCTCTTTGAACACGGGAAGTTTATTGTCGTGAAAATTCAATCTTTGGAATATCATCTCTATCAAATAGCGTTTATTCTTTTTTGTTTGAGAACTTGTCTATTGACGTGAATCCGAGACAAGCAATCACGATGAATTCAACTGCGTGAACCAAATCGGGAGAAGGTACAATGTCAGCAGGACTAAGAGAATTGTGAGCCATAGTGCCAAACAAAACAAAAGCACCGATGATGCCAACGAATCTTTTTGACGACATTTCTCCTTTGTCACCCGTGAAAATTTCCATTAATTTTTTCATAAATCTTTACTTTCTAAAAGTGTGTATGTGAATGAATTGCCGTGCAATGTCGCAGCCTTTTTTACAAGCAACATAAACTCGTCAAAATCTGCGGACTTTTTGAACACTTGACATCCCTCGCTCCAGTTCTCCACGTAGGTTGAATCTGCTCCAGCCTTGTGAATGTTAATGCCGTACACACCTTCTGTGATTGTCTTGGTGTCGTACGTCATATCCTTGTTGGCATCACGATAAACCTTCACGGGTTTGGCTTGTTTCAACGCTTCGTATTTGCCTTGATGTAAACCGATAGCGTGTGAACCACGATATTGACCAGGGACAAGACGAGCCACACCTTGTGCGTTGTGAAATTCCTTCACTCCCTTTGTGCCGGGATCTGTTGTTGCTGACCATTTTTTGAAGTGCCACACATCGCCTATTTTGTAACTCACCGTGAGCAAGTCATCAAAGACGTTGGTCACTTTATTCCCTGTATCCGAATTACGAATGCCGATGATGTTGATGTTGTAATCACCATTTTCAAAAAAGGCATATCCCTTCGCCTTCATTGCCACTTTGATTTTGTCTATCATTTTCCTTGTCCTTTATATGGTTTGGAACTCTTGTGTTTGTTCTTGTGTTTGGTGTGCCGACCCAATTTGTTTTTTGGTTTAGCACGGAATGACGTTAGATTTATTTTGGTTGCCATAGGTAAACTCTAAAGTATTCAAAATCCTCTTTTCCTCCCTCGCTCACATAGTTCAAATAAGCATCGTAAACAACGCCTTTGAATTGAACGGGTTGAGTTGTGGTATCAAGTCCAGCACCTACCATCTTGACTGCATACACTTCCATCTTGTCCTCTATGACGTGCATCTGTTCAACCACGGCTTCGGCTTTCTTCTCAGCAACAATCACGGCTTCTTTCAATTCGGCTTTCTCTTGCACCTTGCCTTCGACCATTTGTTCTCCTTTGGCTTTTGCCACGGATACAACTGCGGACGCTTGGCGAAGATTTGATTCAACCTTTTTCAACATTGCTTCCACCTCATCAATCGGAGGTGTGGTTACTGCACCAACAGGAAAGGCAATCTCAATCGCTGCGATAAATACGCAAAACAAAATAACTAAGTATCTCATAATTTTTTGACGGTGTTAATGATGCGAAGTTCTGTGATGGCAGCAGCCAATGCGGAATCGGATTTTTTCAACGCATATCCAAGACGGTCAATCTTCAAATCCAACGCTTCAATTTTCTTGTTACTATTTTCAAGTTGTTCGGTGTACGATGACTTGACATCATAGTATAAATAACTCACGCCAACCAAAGCAAGGAAAGCAACTCCAGCGACTGGATTCTTTCGGAATTGATCAAAGCTAATTGGTAGCGGATTTGCGGATGGTTTTTTTACGGTCATTTGATGCGATTGATTTTTTTAGTCCAATAGATAACAGCCAAAATACCCGAAAT